CGTATTAATCAGATCCCAAGTGTCCTCCCCTGCTATGATACCATCTGGTCTGAATACTCTTGCTCTCCAGATAGCATCTACTAGAGCTGATCCTCCTTCCTCGATAAGTACGAGGTTGGCATCCTTCTTTGTGAGTCTAGCAATCTTGCAGCGTCCTGGCGGGAAGAGTTCTGCAGCTTCCGTAGCCGCCTTCTGACCAACGGGGTCCATATCGAACATGAGGATAATCTCCTCAAATCCAAGGAGCCACTCAAGATCTTTACTAATTGACTTCTTAGCATTACCAGCCCCACTAGGTATCGATACCGTAGGCCACTTAGAGTTCTGAGCTTCTGCCACACTGAGTGCATCAATTTCTCCTTCTGTTATTACTATCTTCTTACCAGTGGACCATAGGTGTTTACCCCAGAGTCCACTACAATCACCTAATGTTCTAAAGTCTTTATTTTTTAAACGTATCTTCTGTCCAACTACTAATCCTCCTTGATAGAAGGAAGCAATTTGACACTTTGCTCCTTGGTATTCTCCTTTGCTATAGGAGTATTTTTTACAGGTTTCTTCGCTAATACTTCTGGCTGGTAATGACTCCACAGTTCCCATAATACTGGAGTACACATTAGAATTATTATTAACCACGCTAATATTATTAGTACCTGTAGTCCCATGTTCATAATGGGTGCAATCAAAACTAAAACAGAATGCATGTCCATCATCATATCTTGCTAGGTTATCAGTAGATCCACAAGAAGGACAAGGCTCATGCCCTATGCATATTGATGAGCCATTCATCTGGGATTCGTTTTGTTGCGTATTTAAAGCCATGTTTGTCACACCATTCTCCATATGTTGTCTTACTCCCTTTATTTAGTTTTTGCTTAGGGTTACTAAAGACAAACCGAATATCTAAATCGGGATGTTGTGATTTGATTAACAAATGCTTTGATCTATCTGCCCCTACGAACCTTCCCTTAGTCTCTATATAGAGTTTACCATTTTTACCTTCTAGTACAAAGTCTGGGGTGTAGGTTCTGTTTTTAGGGATAAAGGGTATTCGCTCAGGTTCAAACTCCCATTTTACTTTGGCAGTATTGAGTTGACATCCAATGTCACTTTCTAATCCTGAACGATACCCCTCAGATATCCCTCTACGATAAGAAGATTTAAAACTCTTCGTCATCTAAATCTCCCTCTACTGCTACAGCTACTTCTTCTACAGCTTCTACTACTTCTTCTTTAGGCTTATCAACACAGTCATCGCCCCAATCAAGCTTACTATCTGCAGCTATATATTCAATAAGACCATCCTTTGCCAAGCGTACCTTCTTAACCCTCAGAGATACACCACCACCTAGAGCACTATATGCAAAAGGCTCATAAGCTACCTTCATCTTACTACCACCAGCAATCAGAGCAGTCAAGCGGTTGCCATCCTCATCCAATAGTACAGGTGATTGAGAAAAAGGCTCACTTTTCTTAGGTTTAACCAAGGCTTTCAACTTAAACTTAACCAAGTAATTACCTGTCTTTTCGCCCTGATCATCTAGCTCTGCCTTGATAGGGTTATTCTTACCACCATTCATCAGTGGCTTTACTACTGCATTAATAGGTGCAGTATCTGCCTTACTAAGCTGTAAGGTTACTGAGTATACACCATCAGCATCAAACCTAGTGTCAGGCTTGTTCAACCAAGGGTATACAGCTGTTCCTGTAGGTGTAATATACATCTTGTTAGCCATCTTATAGTTCTCCTTTAATGAATTGTTCTGCCCCACCAAACTCAGGGATTTTTAATCTAGTACATTCACTACGCATGTTATCTGCTGATTCCATTAAATCTGTTACTGTCCTTCTACCATGAAACTTATTATTGTACATACAATTAAACACAGCTGATACTATAGCATACTTTTCAGCTTTACTAAAACTTTCTAACACTTCTACCATTTTAATCATACCTTGTGCTACTTTAGTTACATCTGCATTTGTTGAAAAACTTGCCACTCTTAATACCTCCTATTAACTAAAGAAAAACTCACTATCTAATACTTCAGTAATATCTAAAGTCCCAAATTTAGGTAAATCTGGTAACTCTAACTTCTGTTCTTTTTTAAAAGTTTCTAAAACATTAGTCCCTCCATAAAGATCAACAAAAGTTTCTCTTAAAATTATTCCTAACTGCTCTATATCACAAGCATGAGTACCAAAGCTATCATGAACTACTGAAAAGTCTTCTATACCATACTTATCCTTAGCTTTTGTAATAGTCATCATTAAATGACAGGCATCTAAACTATGGACAAAGTTAGGTGCTATGCCATTAGCCTGTCTAGACTTGTTCATACGCTGGTCTGCATGTAACACTCCTGCATATAGAGAAGCCATCCTTCCATTGATAACTGTCTTAATTTGTTTTACTACTGACTTAATATACTTTTGTTTAACTACAAAGCCTGTAGGTAGAGTCCAGTATATAGGACGGTCCTCTTTACTCATCACTCTAGAAACATCCTGAAGCCACTTCATACCTAAACGAGAAGATATAACAACATCACCAATAGCTCCATAAATATGTATAGCAAGGTACTTACAATGAGGCCATAACTCAGCAGTAGTATCAAGGCCATCAAATTGTATTCCTTTATCCAGCTGTTTTTTAAGTTCTTGATGTATCTGCTCACGCATTCCATATAGAGTAGCTCCGTAAGGTGTGGTCATTACTGGACGTTTGACTAGTGCTCTGTTAAGGCACTTACTCCAAAATAAAAACTCAGGATTGTTATCAGTATTAATACGAGAAATAACGTGCTTTCTAACGATTTCATAAATATCCTGTGGTTGGTCATACGGTACTAAGTTAGTTGCTCTTCCTCCTACTTCATCTTTAAGCATAGCTGAGAAATGTTGTAGTCCGTTACAAGAACCGTCTACAGTAATAGGAAGATGGGATTTATAACGGATGTTTCCATTACAGCATGTGTACTCAATGCAGGACCGTAGAAACTGCCAAGGTTTATCAGCTTCCATCCACATGCGTGAACCTAATGGATCAATACCACATGACATAATTTCATCCTCATGGTTATCAGTCCACTCTACACGCTCTTCTAAAGATACCTTATCTTCTCCCCAACAATTAGCTATGTGTACTTTAAGCCATGCTATACCTGAGCTTCCAAGTGGTTTAGCTTTACTAAACTCTAGTAAGCCTCTTGCAGAGTCCTCTCCTTGTGGGTTAAGGAATGCAGTATTAGCATATAGTCTACCTCTGAAGTCCAGAGTATGTGGAAAATAAAAAACTTTCTCATCTTTAAATTTTTTAGCCATCCACATAAGCTGACTAAATTGGATACGTTTAGTTTTCATCCTTTGGTTATCAGAGTACATCAGGGTAGCTTCACGTTTCCAAGCTATGATCTCTTCCTTAGTGCCTTCCTTGGGATATGGTCTAGGCATTGTGCGTTCCCCGAACTCAGGAATAATGCTACAGCTTGCTTCTGAGTTAAAGAGGGACTGCATAACCTCAAATATCTTACCATTGACTCTCCAACCAGTTTCTTGAACAGTGTTGACGGCATGATACACCTCCTTTAAGTTAGAGTTTTCTAACTGCTGCATGTAAGCATCATCATTAGACTTCACTAAATTCATGTTGGTGTACTGATAGTACCCTCCAGTGTAAACTGAAGTCCACTTTCTAGGACTGATAACGCAAGGGAGTTTAACAGGACTAAGTAATTCACACACAGAATTTTTACCTTCTATCCATTTAAGAGATGCCTCTGTAGCTTCTAACCAATAGACCTGTTTATATTTACCTTGTGAGTCCTTAGTCTGTTTACGAATCTCAAATATACCTGTAGCATTACAAACTAATTCAACTAGTAATTCACCTAGCCTAACCTTATTACCTGATAACCAGTTTTCCCAAGGAACATCAGCTTTAATACTTGAATGAGCTAGGACTCTTTTCTGCTTCCTGTAGTTGGTAGTTCTCTTAGCTAAGTCCCTAGAGACAACTCCAAATAGAGCAGGGTTAGTATTCTTAAAGTTTCTAAACCTTGCCTCATCCTCAATGAATCCACCAACCTCCATAGATACCTTAACTAGTTTAACAGGAGTGCTCAAGTGATTGATACAGCCCTTAAGAGCTAAGAAAGATATAACATCAGAAGGTAACTCAGCTAGTCTTTTAACAGCCTCTATATTATACTTAATTGGTTTACCACTTAGCATATCTTGGTGCAGACTATCGATAGCCTCAGCTACCTTAGAGCATGACTTCCTAATAAACTGTATTCCTGCAGGAGTAGTAGCTTCATGCTTACCCTTCTTAGCCTCAGCATTTTCCTTGCGGTATCTCTTAACACCTAAAGATACCATCTCATCTTCTAGCATCTTTTGTCTGTTTAACATTCATGCTCCTTCTATCAAGGATAAGTTTTAATAAGTACAAAAATAAAAGTCCCAAGTCCAAAAATATGATACCTAACTGTCCTGTAATACACCAATAGTGTATCCATGCTACTTGCATTAAGAAGCCTAACCAGACTCCAAACTTAGGATACCATTGGAATATTACCGAATAGGCAGATATTAATGTTGTTATACTATAGGCTAGTTGAAGAAATATCATTATGTTTTGTTTTTCTATACCATTTAGGTTTTAGATTTATTTTCTCTTGAATACGTTGTCTTATCAAAAGATAAGCATAGGCTGTAGGTATCCAATCATTATACATATTATTATCTTTAAATACCTTAATAGGAAAATCACGAGTACTATCAGGTTTAAAACCACGGCTTTTCATTTCATCTATAAGTAGGTTGTATCTCTTATGTAGGTACTTGCCTTTGTCATAGAAAAAATAAACATGTCCAGTATTTAAAGTAAATTCATCAGATATTTTATTATAATCAATTCCTTTTTTAGAAGCTAATGTTTTATCTAGAGCCGCTGGAACCATAGTAATCTCACGGTATTCAGCTATCAGATGTTGATCCATTAGTTCATTAACTGGTACAATATTAATTCTAGTCATACTCTAGGATCTCCTGTAAACTTTTCTATAAGGTCCAGAGTATCTCTAAGTCTACTACCTAACACCTTTAAGATAGGCATCATGGCTTTAGGGTTATCCCTAGTGATCTTAACAGCATCCTGTTCTGTGAGCACCTTAACAGATACCCTATTCTTAGCTTTAATAGTAGCGGTCCTAGGTTTACGATCTAACCAACCTATTTCACCAAATATCTCACCTTCTTTCAAGGTTGCTAAGTGAACATGTTTTGTAGGTGCGTTACGATTGAAAAACATCTTAGTAACATCTACTTCACCATCCAGAATGATATAAGCTTCAAAGCTTAACTCACCTTCTTCTAGGATAGTTTGACCTTTCTTGAAGTGCATTGTTTTAGAACTCATTGAGTACTCCTATCTAGGATCATGCGGTTTAGGTAGCTCTATTGAATACCAGTAATTTGGGTGTCTGATAAAAGTAGGATTACTTGTATCAAATATAGCATAACAATAATTATCCTCACTAGAAGCTTGAGGACTCATAAATATTAACTCTTTATCTGATCTAGGTCTATAGGTACAAGGTACAGAAGTAGCATGATAGCTAACCTCAGTACCGTCCTCATGGATTAATTGGATTTGTGTGGGAACTTCGTTGATAGTCCAATCTACCATCTTATGTGGTGCAGGGATTACCAACATGATAGTAATTAGTAATTCATTCATTGTGATCCTTTGTTAATAAGCTTAATCGAGATAAGGCAGTAAAGAACCAACTTGGAGAGTATAGGCGAACTTACTTCCTGTGTCGGAAGATTGCCGTGAGAGCGTGTATCTAATGAAAGATGTATGCTCTATTGAGTATCCTCGACAGATTCTATTGTTTAG